GTCATACTCATGGCAAGTCAGCGGCGTCACGAAGCTCTGCCTCACTCCTAATCGATACCATCGCGCGTAATTGCGGGAAGAAAGTGGTTTTCTTCCAAGGATCTGCTGCGGATCAACGTAATGGGCGGGCTTTGTCTCGCTCTTACTATTGGTCCAAAGATCAGCACATCGAACCTGCACCTTATCGCCCTGAAAAGGATGACATGGTTGCTATGGTGGATGTTGACTATTATGTTGACATGCCACGTTTTCTTTCGACGAACTTTCGTCCAGTACTATTGTACACATTCCAACCTTCGAATGTTTGCAAGGATGCTGGTGAGTATAAGTACACGTTTACTGAAAACGACGAAGTGCTTTACACCGTCTCAGGCGGTGGCAGCTACAAACATAAAGTTTGGAATTATACCGGCGACTCACTCGTTGTTCAATCCAAGCTTCTGTTTTGCATTCCCTGGACCCACACAACCTTCTCGATTGAACGACGCCAGATTGATGAAGATCATCAGGTTGTCATGCTAACCCCAATAGTAAAATACACGGGATTGGCTGCGTGGTTTGCTCGCAAACATATTCAAGGTAACGGCCTTGAACGGTTGCAAGTGACAGCAAACAATACCATTCCGAATGGCAAAGTAGTACCCTTTTTGCGCATGACGTCCAACAAAACGGACGGTATGTATGTGCATACGGGCATAGCCAACGGTTATTCTAGTTCTACGACTAAGATTTCTGTTGACGATGAAATTGCAAGCCAAGTAAGAATGAACCCCAAGGCGGTTGTGGTCACGACCATTAAATCTAAGTTGAAAGACCAGATTGAAGGTTGTGAGCTCCTTTTGGAGTACCACAAAACTGCCCAGGGGAATACGTATGGCCAGACGGTTGCGACTGTCGAAAGCCATGTGCGTAGTTATCAGTTTGTGAAGAGTATTGATGAGTTTGAGCCCGAGGCTAAACCGGCAGTGGTTTCGTTTATGAATCCATTGTATGATGGTGCATTTGCGCCTGATTTGACACGAGGTAATGAAGAACGTAGCATAGATAAACGTGTCAATGCGGTTAAAGACAAGACTCAGCTGAGTCCGTTTTTGTACAAGGTAATTGCTGAATTCGTTGATATGATGAAGCCTGAAAAGCATACTCTACATCCCTATGGTGAAGAGGAGCTGCAGGAACGTCAAAATCGACCTGCTCAGCGACGTATCCTTGAGGTGGCTGACTTCACCGATACACCCGTCCGGAAGGTAGATTCTTTCGGTAAGCGGGAGTGCTATCCGAATTTATCGGATCCGCGCAACATTTCAACTGTTTGTGGCAAAGACAAGAGGGATTATTCATACTTTATGTATGCCTTCTCTGATATGCTCAAGCAGTTTGAATGGTATGCTTTTGGCAAATCGCCAATTGATTTGAGCCATTCAGTTGCAAAGATCTGTTCGGAAGCGGTGAAGAATGCTGCTAATACGGATTTTAGCAGAATGGATGGACGGGTCGGAGCCGTTCTAAGAGAGTTGGAGCGCCAGATTATGATGGCAAGCTTCCTTCCTGGTTATCATGACCAACTCTTGGACCTTCTCCGATCACAGCAGGGATTGAAAGGGCGAACTCGGTTCGGTGTGACTTATTGCACAGACCTTGGACGTCTTTCTGGTTCACCGGAAATGTCGCCATTTAACACGGTTGACAACGCATTTGTTGCGTTCCTGTGTTTTAGAATGACGATTGATCCACTAACTGGAACATACCACACTCCCCCGGTTGCTTGGCGTAAGCTTGGCATTTACGGAGGAGATGATGGTGTCACTGCTGATGTTGATCCCAACATTTACATGGCTGCTGCTAAAATGGTCGGCCAAAAGCTGACCATTGAGGTTAAGGAAAGAGGCATGATAGGTATTACATTCCTATCCAGACATTATGGGCCCGATGTTTGGAGCGGCAATCACAGAAACGTCTGTAGTTTTGCGCGTCTCATGTCTAAATTTCACACCACCGTCACCATGCCGGATAACATTTCTGCTGCGTCAAAGCTTTTTGACAAGGCGTATTCGGCTTGGCTGTCTGATAAAGACAGCCCGATCATAGGAGACTATCTCCGTCGAGTTATCGAACTGCTTCCACCGACGTTCAAATTTAAGAATTTGGATAATAAGTGGATGCCTTTCGCTATTGACGAAAGTGTCCAGTATGAAAGCACCAATGCAGATTGGGCGCATGCGTTGTTTTCAACGCAACTGCCTGATTTTAGCACAGGTGACTTTCTTGATTGGGTTGGAAAGATCAACTCTGTCGAGGAAGCGTTAAATGCTCCCCGCTTTTCTAAGCGGGTTGAAGCGATAGCACCCCCCGATTCGATGGTGGTCGTCGACGATGTTATTATCGTCACTGACCCCGTAGCGCCAATTCCAGAAATGGAAAATCTAAGCATAACCGGCAAAATCCGTCGCCGCAAAGCTAAGAAGAACCGTGACTCGCGTGTAGTCAACCAAAACACGCAACCCGTTGGTCATCTCCTCGGGAAACATTCCGCTGAGAAAGCTGCTGGTGTTAAAACCAAAAGCCGTACTCGCGATGATTCCAATGAATTAAAACATTGGAAGAAAAAGAAGGGTACCTAGATGTACATTTAAAACCTTCTGGCTCTTTTGAGGCACTTGATTGATGCCCATG